TTTTTGGCTACTTGGCCCGTGGTTGGCATATGGCTCACCTCGATGGGCATCTGCACCATGGCTTTCAACCTTAATGGCTTTAACTTTAACCAGTCCGTCGTTGATGCTAACGGCAAGATCGTTCCAACATGGGCTGACGTATTAAATAGAGCCAACTTAGGCTTTGAAGTAATGCACGAGCGTAATGCTCACAACTTCCCACTCGACTTAGCATCAGCTGAGTCTACAAACGTAGCACTTACTGCACCACAAATAGCATAACCCCGACGTCCGTTCATCGCTTTATGCGACGCATGTCATCTAGTCATGGAACGGGGGCTAGGTATCGGAGGAAGCTATGAAAGTAACTTACGTTTACCGTGGTGTTGCATATACTAAAATCATTAAGTAAATGGCCCATCAAAGCTCGGTGATGAGAGCAGCAGTCACAAGGTTAGAACCTGAGACTTACCCTGCTCCAGAACCAGAAAACAAAACTGAAGAAAAGAAAGAAGATGCTCAACTAGAGATTCCTTCTTACTAACTGCACGGGGAGCACCTCAGAGTCGGACTCCCCTGCTATTGGCATAAGCCTCTACGGAGATACCTGATGCCGTCTAGACGGTGGGATAGACCACAAAAAAATCTCGAGAAAAAAATTAGTACTAAGCAATATCAATCTTTACTAATCCATATCAATGGCTCAACAGAATAGTACGTTGACCACGGCTCTTACACGTCCGGGTCAATCGAATAGTACAGGCGACGCTAGAGCCCTGTATTTAAAGCTGTTCAGTGGAGAGATGTTCAAAGGCTTCCAGCACAATGCAATCGCTAGAGACCTTGTAATGAAGAGAACACTTACAAACGGTAAGTCACTTCAGTTCGTCTACACTGGACACACAACAGCCGAGTATCATACACCCGGCAACAGCATACTAGGTAACACAGATGGTGCACCTCCAGTAGCTGAGAAGACCATCACTATAGATGACCTTCTAATCTCAAGTGCTTTCGTTTATGAACTTGACGAGACACTTGCTCACTACGAATTACGTGGTGAAATTTCCAAGAAGATTGGATACGCTCTTGCACAGAAATACGATAGACTAATCTTTAGAGCTATCGCTAAAGGTGCTAGACAAGCTTCTCCAATTACTAAGTCAGGCTTTGTCGAGCCCGGCGGAACTCAGATCAGAGTTGGTACAAACAACCAAGCATCTGACGCATACGTTCCAGCTTCACTAATCGCAGCCTTCTATGATGCAGCTGCTGCTCTTGATGAGAAAGGTGTAAGCCAAGATGGACGTGTTGCTGTGTTGAACCCAAGACAGTACTATGAATTAATACAAGGTGTTGGTTCTAACGGTCTTATCAACAGAGACGAGCAAGGTACAGGACTACAATCCGGACAAGGTATCATTGAAATTGCAGGCATCAAGATCTACAAGTCAATGAACATACCATTCTTCGGATCATACGGTACTAAGTACGGTTCTGCATCTGCAACAAACCCCGGTGTAACAAGCCCCGGAAACGTAGGATCATTCGTTGGTGAAACAGCTGAAGACGGTAGAGCTTCTGTAACTGGTATCAACAACAACTACGGTAACTCATCTGACTTTGCTAACAGCTGCGGCTTAATCTTCCAAAAGGAAGGAGCTGGTGTTGTTGAAGCTATCGGACCACAGGTTCAGATAACTTCTGGTGACGTATCAGTTGTGTACCAAGGTGATGTAATCCTAGGTAGACTTGCAATGGGAGCAGACTTCTTAAACCCTGCTGCTTGTGTTGAACTTATCGCTGGAGCTGCTGTAGGATCTACAGGTAACGCTGCATTCGGTACAACATACCCAGCTAACGCTTAATCTCTATTTTATTTTCTATACGGGAGCTTCGGCTCCCCTTTTTTATTATGCCTTTTCCAACCACAAATGCTACACAAGAGCTACCAGCTATAAACCAGATACTCACATCATGTGGTCAGGCTCCTGTAACTACACTCGACCAAACCAACCCGGAAGTTGCGATTGCTTATGATACACTGTTACAGGTGTCCAAAGAGGTACAATCAGAGGGCTGGACCTTTAACAGAGAGTATCACTATGAGTTTACAAAAGATAACAACGACGAGATACTTATACCTAATAATGTATTACAGATAAAACTCACAGAAAACGCACAGAATACACCCTACCATGCTGTACGTAGAAGTGGTAAACTGTATGACAGACAGAACCATACATACAAGTGGACATACAGTCCTATCGAATGTGATGTTATATGGGAGTTTGATTATATAGATTTACCACAACCAATAAGTAATTTTATTGTAGCCAGAGCAGCTAAGATTGTATCTGGTAGAATAGTAGGTGACGATGACCAGTATGCTAGACTTGAAAAAGAAGAAGCATTACAAAGATCAACTGCTCTTGAGTATGAAACATCACAGGGACAGTATACTATGTTTGGACATCCACAAGATTCACAAAACTACTATCAAAGCTATCAACCATTTCACGCTTTACAAAGATAATGCCAGCAGTAACACAAAGAGTTGACAACTACCTTGGTGGTGTATCTAGACAATCAGATGATAAGAAACTTCCCGGTCAGGTAGAAGAGTGTCTTAACGGATACCCAGATCCAACCTTTGGACTTACTAAAAGACCCGGATTTCAATGGATTGCTAATCTAGGTACAGGCACTACATACGACTCATCCAAGTGGTTCTACATATCTAGAACAGAAGGAGAGAGATACATAGGGTGCATCACACCAGCGTCAGGAGGCTCTACAGGAGCCATTGCAATCTGGAACGCTGTAACTGGTGCATCTACCAACATTACATACGGTACAGGGGCACAGGCGTACCTTACAGGAGTACGTACAGATTATGATGTACTGACTGTACAAGACGTTAGTATTATAACTAACAAAACAAAGGTAGCAGCTGTAACAGCAGCACCTTCATTCACTGCAAACTCACAGGGTACTATTAAACTGATAGGTGATTCTAATGGTATACCTTACAGTATTACAGTAGCAGGCACAAGTCCTATTACATTTACATCAGGTAATACTGATGACTACTCTGCTGTGTTAACAAATATGAAGACACAGATAGACAATAAAAACATATCTGGACTAACAGTAACTAAACTATCAGACTGTTTACACTTATCACGTACCTCAGCTTTTACCTTGACAGGTACAGGTGGTACAAATGCTAACAAGCTTGGTGTATTCCAAGATCAAGTTGCTACATTAGCAGAGTTACCTAACGAGTCTAAGAACGGACACGTAGTTAAGATACTTAACAGTGGTGCTACAACATCTTCATTCTTTATGAAGTATACAGCAGACAACGGTACATCTGGACCGGGATTCTGGTCAGAAGGCATAGCTCCTAATGTGTCCACAGGTTTAGATAATACTACTATGCCACACGAGCTGATAAACACAGCTACAAATGCCTTTACTTTTCAGCGTGTGTCATGGATAGCTAGAGATGTAGGTGATGATGAGACTAACTCACATCCTAGTTTTATAGGTAAAAAGATACAACAAGCTTTCTTTCATAATAACAGATTAGGATTCCTGTCATCTGATAACGTATCTATGAGCCAGTCTAAGGAGTTCTTTAACTTCTATCATACATCAGCTCAGACAGTTACAGATGCAGACCCTATTGATCTTAGAGCATCTACAATTCGACCAGCTGCACTACACAGTATTATACCTACTACACAGGGTTTGATACTATTTAGTGCTAACCAACAGTTTTTGATGGCAGCTGCTGACGGTATACTAACACCAGCTAAAGCATCTATTCGTGCGATTGCTAACTATGAGATGGATACAGTTATAGACCCAGTAGATATGGGTACAACTATTAACTTTATCAGTAAGACTCCAAGTTATACCAGAATATTTGGTATGGTTACACGAGGTGAAAACGATAACCCTATTGTACTTGACATAGGTAGAGTTGTAAACGAGTGGGTTCCGGCTACAGTAGATACACTGATTGCTAGTCCACAGAACCAGTTTATTGCTATGTCTGGACAGAGTTCTAGATACATATATTTCTTCCGTACATATAATGATGGAGAAAAGAACTTAGTACAAGCTTGGTTTAACTGGGAGACTATGGGTAACGTGCAGGCTATGGCTGCTGACTCAGATGACTTTTATGCTGTAACCAAACAAGGTGGACAGTTTACACTAACTAAAGCTAGTTTAAGTCAGAGTCCACAAGATGCTATCATTGTTAACAACGAGGGTAAAAAGATTAATCCTTGTATAGATTTATATGCTACAGCTAGCTCTGTTACATTTGACACAGCTGGTAACTTTAGTAAATGTTTTATACCATACAATGATGCTACAAACCTGACACCAGTGCTAATTATTAAAGGTACTACAGCTACAGGTCAGTTTATTGAATCTGGATTTACTATATCACCAGAGCGTGTTGTCGAGAGTGGTAACACATATTTTAAAGTACCATTTAAGAATTTGACAAGTATAGCAAGTGATGTTATAGTAGGATATAAATTTGATTTTGACATTATATTACCACGTACATATTTTAAAGTAGATGATGCACTTACTAAGTCTGACTTTTCTGCTAATCTAACTATAGCACGTATGAAGTTTGCTGTAGGATTATCAGGAGTTATGGGCTTTAAGTTAAAGTCTAAAGGTATACGTCAAGGTAAACGAGAATACACAGGAGACGGATCTACTACAGAGTATCCATTTATAGATGGTGACTTAAGTTATATAGATGATGACCAAGTAAAAGTAAAAGTAAATAATGTGGTAACTACAGCATTTACAGTTAACAGATCAGGAGCTGTACCTAAGATTGTATTTAGTTCTGCACCCGCAAACAATGCTACAATACTTATCTATCTTGATGAGTGGTATAATCTTAACCCTGTTATAACTGCTGACCAGTATTTAGCAAACGATGTACCGATTGCAGATCAGACAGTATTTACATTACCTATACACCAAAAAACAGAAAACTTTACATTAAAATTATTTAATGATACACCATTCCCAGTCGCTCTAAACTCTATGATGTGGGAAGGAATATACTCACCTAGATTTTATAAGAGGGTCTAATGATACCAGCGATAATAGGTGGTGCGTTAATCAGCACTGCCGGTTCTCTTATCGGTGGAAGTAAGGCAGCTGGTGCAGCTCGTGAACAAGCAAACTTGCAGAACGAAGCTACACAGAGACAGCTGGAATATGACACCGAAGCATGGGAAATGAAGAAAGACCAGTTACTCTCACAACGAGATTATCTGGTACAAGAAATAGAACTCAAAGCAGAACAAGAAGGTAAGCTAGCTGCGTTTAGAGATGCAACTAATTTAAGACAGTACAACTACGATCTACAAATTAGAAATAGACAACAAGCATCAAATCAAGCACAGTTTCAACGATCTAATCAGATCTATGCAGATCAGCTTACACTTAACGAACAAGCCCACGTAAGGGGTAGAGAACAAGAGTTAGCAAAGTTGTCAGAAATAGAACAAGAGGCAGCTTACGATGCTAACGAAGCATATATAGAATCTTTAATGGCAGAAGGTGCAGTACGAGCACGAGGTGTTACAGGCAGAACAGCAGACAAGCTAGCAGCTACTACAGCATTACAGTATGGTAGTAAGATAGCTATGCTTAATGCACAGATGGTTAACGCCGCAGCTAATACTGACTTTGCATTAGAGTCTATAGGCAGGGATAGAACAGCAGCTGACTTACGAGCATATGCTGCTAAGATGTTAGATCCCGGTATATTACCAATGCCAATAGAACCATTACCAACACCACAGGCAACCTTTATATATCCACGGGTATATCAAGATTATGACTTTGGACCTAGACCAGTTCTAGGAGCTATGGCATCTCCCGGTGCAGCAGCTAGCGGAGTATGGGGTAGTACTATTAGTAGTATTGCTGGATCTATCGGCGGTGCATTTAATACATACGCTACATACAAAGGATACTAATGGCAAAAGGTTTTAAGAAGCAACTCCAAGGAGGTGGCTTTCAGAACTTAAGTATCAGTGGGTCCGCACAGTTGCAAAACATGCGGCTCCAATCTGATATTGAAATCAACGCCTTGAAAGAACAACGAGCAAGGCAAAAGCAACTGGATGAATCTAACCTGACTGGTCTACGGAACAGTTACAAAACCGAGCAGGCTAATAGAGATTCAATACAGAAGCTAGAAGTAAATAGACAAAAGCTGGAACTCGAAAACCAGCAGCTTATGGCAAAGCGTGACATAGAAAACAAAAGATCTTTAGCTAAACAAAAAGCAGCTGAAGCTAAAATGTGGGCTGACTTGTCACCAACACTTGCTAAAAACTTAGGCAACCTCGCATCAGGATTGATAAAGTTTAACGACATACAATCTGGAATGGAGCAGTTCCGTGAACTGAAAGCGAATGGTGCATTTGATTTTTTTGATACAGTCTCATCTACAATGAGTGAGGAGGCTGTTAAAGGGTTACAAGAAAAACGTATGCAGGCAATGCTTGCAAATGATATAACACAGGCTGATTATTTAGGAGATACTTTTCGTGTTAATGGTTATTATGCTCAAAAATTAGTAACTAACGAAATCAAGAATAGACAAGAGCAAATTTTTAATGAACTGAAAAATGATATTAGTGACAATAAGTTAGCTCAAAATCCATATGATACAGCAGACCTCTATGAGTTTCGTGGTCAAGAAATACTAAAGCAATTTGGTATAGATCCTATGACTAATGCTGGAATAGAAATACAATCATTATTTCAGCAAGAAGGATCAAAACAACAAGCTGCTGCTGTACTAAACTCTAAATTAGGTATTTATGAAGAGAAATTAAGACAAGATAAAGCAAATCATTTTGCCTCTCCAAGTCAAGATACTTTCGATCAAATAATATCTACACATATGTCAGGTTATACACGTAATAAAAGTGGTGCAGTTGTATCACATTATGGTACTGTAAATGCTATGGAATCAGCAGAAATTATACTGACTGAAATGGCTACATCTGGTAAATATGCTGCTAATTGGAACCTTTTTAAGGAAGAGCAATTAAAATGGCTATCTCCTATAGGACCCGGTAATACTAAACGTGAAGCATGGATAACAAAAAATCCATCTATGGTGCAGCGTGTTAAAGAAGCATGGACATCTAATAATAAAAAATTACAAGACGTTAACAAAACACTTAACGAAGCAGAAGATACTGCTGCTACATTTGACATAGATGAGCAGAATAGAAATGGTGT